TGAACAGATAAACGGTAATTTCGTTCCTTATAATGAAAATGAGCAGCTTCAGCAGTTAATTAAAGCCGCAAAAATACAAACGGCAAACGAACTTACAAACCTAACAGGCACAATGGGGTTTGTTACAAATGTAAATGGACAAATGACATTTTTACCGTTGACAGAATTTTATCAAAGAACGTTAGACGCGGCTATACTTGACATAACGTCGGGGGCATTTGATTATAATAGTGTTTTACGGCGTACTGTAAGCGCTATGGCGGCAAGCGGAATCCGCACAATTGACTATGCAAGCGGGTGGCATAATCGCATTACAGTAGCAGCTCGGCGGGCGGTAATGACAGGAGTTTCCCAAACAACCGGGAAAATATCTGAAATGAACGCCGAAAAGCTCGGGGTTGAATATTTTGAAATCCCATGGCACGCAAATGCAAGACCTACACATTCACAGTGGCAAGGCAAAGTGTGGAGCAAAGAGGAATTAATAACGGTTTGCGGTCTTGGGACTGTTACAGGGTTACTCGGGGCAAATTGCTATCATACATATTATCCGTTTTTCCCCGGCATATCGGAAAGAAACTGGTCCGATGAATGGTTAGATGAAATGAACGCCCGTGAAGCCGTCAAAAAAACATTTAAGGGCAAAGAATACAACGCCTATGAAGCAACGCAAAGGCAAAGACTGATGGAAGCTTCAATGAGGGCGCAAAGAGCAAAAATAAACGGTCTGAAAATCGGCGGTGCAGACACTAACGATATCATGATTCAAAAATGTAGATATCAGGCACAGCTTCAGGAGTATGCCGATTTTGCCAAAAAGATGGGACTCAAGGAGCATAGAGAGAGGATATATATTGACGGATTGGGTAATGTGATAACTGGCAGAGGTGCAAGAATTAATACGCTGAAAGGCGGGAAAACTGTTAAAATCAGCAGGAAACCGGTTGAAAATCACGGTAAAGGTGGTAAAATTAAATCGAAACATATGGAAAAAAGAGCAAAAGAGAGAGGCATTAGCGAAGTAGATATTGAGGATGCAAAGCAAAAACCACTATATAAAGGCGAAGTAATCATTGATGAGCTTGGGAGAAAAAGTGTTAAATATATCGGAACAAACGCAACCGTTATAGTTAATCCCGATACTAATGTCGAGATTACATCATGGAGAACAGGAAAAAGAGTGAGAAAAAAATACAGAAGGGGCAGTTGATATGTTTAATGAAGAGCAAATTGAATACATGAAAAAAATTGGTATATCGCTTAAATTTGACAATCTTTCAGAAGACGATTATATCAATATTGAAGACAAGGTATCTGAACATTTGCAAAAATATGGATACGACGAAGACTATGAACCGACAGATGACGGTAAAATTTGTGAATCTATATTAGATTTGATTTGATGAAAGGAATAAATAATCCCGTTTGTTTGTGGTAGTAAACTACCAAAATTCAAAAAAAGTTGCTTAAATCGAAAAATAAAGCGTTGATTTTTCGTTGAAATTTCAACGTTTTCAACGATTAACAGATTTTAAGTGCTTTTTAATGCTAATTTATATAGATAGCACTGAGACCAGCCTAAAAAGGCTGGTCTTTTGTTGTATAAAAAATCAGCTGAGCTACAGGCGTATGAATGCAGCACCGCAAGCCAAGAGACAGGCGTAAAAAATCGTAGCGAAGAAAGGGAAAGAAATGAAAAGAGAGTTTTTAGAAAAGTTGTTGAAGGACAAGGGTGTTGAAGATTCCAAAGAATTGATAGATTCCATCATGGAAGAAAACGGCAAGGACATTGAAACTGCCAAAGGGGAACTCGATACGGTAACGGCAGACCGTGATAGATATAAGGAACAGTATGAAACGGCTGCTGAAAGTCTTGAAAAATTCAAAGATATTGACCCGGACGAATTGAAAGGGGAAATCGAAACATTACAGCAGACAATTAGAGACAAAGACAACGATTATGCCGCCAAGATAGCCGACATGGAATTCAACAGTATCATTGAAAAGTCTGTCGCTAAAGCAGGGGCAAAAAATGCTAAAGCCGTAATGGCCTTGCTGGACTTGGAAGCACTGAAAAAAAGCAATAATCAGCAAGACGATATTAACGCAGCCCTTGAAACAGTTAAAAAAGACAACGACTATATGTTCGGCTCAAACGAACCAATCAACAATACTGTGGGCCCTACCGGCGGAGGCGGGGGCGGGAATGCACAGTATGAAGCTATGAGAGCGGTGGCAGGATTGCCGCCGGAAAAGAAGTAAAAACAGAAAGGAAGATTAAAAAATGGCAAACACAATAGCACTTGCAAAAAATTATATCAGTATTTTAGACGAAGTATATAGGACTGCGTCAGTAACAGCAGATTTAACATCAGATAATTCGATGGTGCGTGCCGGGGCTAACGCAAATGAAATTATATATCCTCAGATATCAATTACAGGTCTCGGAGATTACAGCAGAAACAGCGGATATACGGAAGGTAGTGTGAATCTTGAGTGGAAAACCGCTAAATTCAACTATGACAGAGGAACAAAGATTTCCGTTGACGTTATGGATAATGAAGAATCGAGAAATCTCGCTTTCACAATGGCGGGGGCAACATTGATGAGGGATAAGGTAGCGCCGGAGGCGGATGCGTTTACGTTTGCGGCACTTGCCGGAATAGAAGGAATATCAACGGCAACACCTGCAACATATGCAGACGCTGCGGAATTTCTTACCGCCCTGCTTGATGCAAAAAATACCATGGACGAAGACGAAGTGCCTGAGGAGGGTAGGATATTGTATGCTACACCAACGTTACTTAATGGAGTAATGGCGCTGGATACGACAAAATCAAGAGAAATACTTTCCGCATTCGCGATAAAGAAAAAAGTTCCACAGGCAAGATTCTATACAACTATTGACTTGCTCGACGGAAGAACCGAGGGAGAAGAATTGGGACATTACAAAAAAGCACCCACGGGAAAAGATATCAATTTCATGATTGTACATAAACCGGCAGTCATCAAATTTGACAAACACACAGCAAGCGATATTATACCGGCAAGTCTTAACGCAAAAGCGGACGCAGATATTTCCAAGTATAGAAAATACGGAATTGTGGACGTTTATAAAAACAAGGTTGCTGGAATTTATCTTTCCCACAAAGAATAGGAGGTTTTAAAATGGCAACAAGAATAGGAATGAAATCCGTTGAGATAGCAATTGAATCTGAATCCGTAAGCCTAACAAAAGAAGAAATTATTGATAGGCTGGAAGCAAAAGGAATTGAATTCAACAGACAGGCAAAAAAAGACGAACTTTTGACATTGCTAAATGAACACAATTAAAGGATGTGAGAACATTGCTGAAGCTGGCGGATTACAAATATTACGTAGAAACATACAGAGGAACTATGGGCGAGGACGATTTTAATAAATGTATCCTCGCCGCATCGGCATATCTAAACAAAATAACATTTGGCAGGATAGAAACCCATATTGACGATTTAGGCGACGACATTAAGCACTTGGCATGTTTATGCGCCGATGAGGTTAAAGCTCTGTCAGATTCAAAAGTAGACGGTAAAACCGTATCATCTATCAGTAATGATGGCTATTCGGTCAGCTTCGCAGATGCTGGCCAAGCGAGCAGCCAAGATGAAGCCTACGCAAAGATTTATTACCTTGCAAGGCTTTATCTACCTAATGAATATTTATTCATGGGGGTGTATTAAATGAGTGCGATATTTACGGATACTGTGACAATATATAATCACTTTAATAATAAATGGTATCGGACAGTCCTTGAGGGTGTGCAGTGGAGCGAGAAAACAGAAAAAACAATTGATTCGAACGGGGTTATGCATTTGACCCCGTCTATTTCCGTTACCGTCCCGTATCGCACAGGTTATGTTGACCACAGAGAATATACCGGAATAGGATTTACATTTGGGCTGGATAATCTTGACATTATCGTTTTGGGTGCATGCGATAAAGAAATAACTGACAGTTATACAATTACCAATCTGCAAAAGGATTTCAGGGCAGCAACGGTTAAGTCTTTAAAAGATAACACTCTGCGGCAGTTTTTGAAGCATTGGAGAGTGATAGCGGAATGAAAGTTAAATTTGAACATGATTCCATTGCTAAAATGCTTGCGAGGCGCAACATGGAAACAGGTGGGCTCGTGCAGCAATTCATTGACTCGGAAGTTTTGCGAAAATGCGATCCATACGTGCCGCGAGATAACGGCATACTGATTGATTCAGGAATACTAAATACAGTCATAGGCAGCGGAGAGGTCGTCTATGATACGCCATATGCCCGCAGATGGTACTATGAACCGGCGGAATTTCAGGGCGCGCCAACAAGGGGGAATTACTGGTTTTTGCGCATGCTGAACGAAGGCGGAAGAGAATCCATATTAATAGGCGCGTGTAAGCTCGCAGGAGCAAAGAAAGGATAAACTATGAATATATCAAAACAAGTTTTAGAATGGCTGAAAGAATGCCCATACATAGGGGATATTTCATCATTTGACATGAATCTGTTGCAGTCAAAAGACGGCTCAGCAGCATTATTCAAACAGCCATCCGTGACCGTACAGGAATTCATTGACGGTTCAAAACAAATAACCGAATATTATTATTTTCTATTCAACAAAGCCGCTCAAATCAAAACAGAGAGGCTCGAAAACGAAGAATACCTGAGGAAGATCGAAGACTGGATTGACGAACAGGAATATAACGGGAATTATCCTGATATCGGTCATCCTGTAGATGTTGTTAGTATGAGCAACGGCTATTATATGATATCGTTTGAAGGTAATGAAGCTAAATACCAATTAACATTGGGAATCCAATACAGAAAGGAAGTTACAAATGATTAAAAAACATTTAATCGCACTGTTTTTGAACACAGGAACAGCAAGTGCGCCAACTTGGACGCGGGTGAAAAAATCAACGGAATTAACGATTTCACTAAATCCCGAAACGGAGGATTTCGATTATATAGCAGACGAAAATCCGACAACAGAATTAACAAAATATGCACCAAGCATCGAGCAGCCGCTAAAAATGATAGAATCCGAACCGGATTTTGAGTTTATTTGGAATAGATTCTACGACATGAAAACCGGCGAAGATGCTAAGACGGATTATATGATTGTATTCATGTTTGACAAGACCGCCGGCGCAACTCCTGCATATAAGGCCTGGAAAGGCAGCGCCATTATATCATGCAAAGAGCTGAATGCGGTTGATTCTGAAATAGGGTTTGACTTAATGTTCGGCGGCACTATCGAAAAGGGAACAGCAACAGTAACGGACGGCACACCTACATTTACGGCAACAACAACAGGCGGCACAGAAGAATAAGAAGGAGCGAAAAAATGGATAAAATGATTTATGATAACAGAGAATATGACCTTGCTGTTAATAATATGAAAATGGCAAGGCTGATCTACAAAGCGGAAAAGTCAACAAATATGCTTGAAGCATATACCAACGAGCTCGAAGTTATAAAGGCTGCAGTCGGTCCAGAAGTAGCACGGGAGCTGTTAGAGACGCTCAACATTGAGGAAATCGATCTTACAACACTTGTTTTGATTTACAATGCAGTAATTGACGGCTATGAAAGCAGAATCCATGAACTGCAAAAAGAAAAAGAACAGAAGCTTGTTGATACGCCAACAATCAAAGCAGTGAAAGACATAGCAGATCAAGTTAAAGTAATAAGCTCTGCCACGAAAAAGTGACAATGTTAAACTTGAAGAAAAAAGGCTTGCCGGACGCCATTGAGGTGAACGGCGAAGTCTTTTTTTTGAATACAGACTACAGGGCATGGCTGGATTTTCCCGACAGAATAATGAATATTGCGGAGGATTACTCTCTATATGAGGAACTCTTTAAAGAAGATTCTCCTTTTCCAAGTGAAGAAGTCATTCATGCACTTGCTGGGTTTTTTTATGAAAAAAAAGAAATACCAAGAGGGACATCATCAGGCGAAGAGACTATTGATTTTGAAATTGATGCAGATTATATATATGCAGCGTTTATGCAAGTCTACGGAATTGATTTAATCGACACAGACATGCATTGGCATAAATTTTCTGCACTACTTAATGCGCTGCCAAGTGAAACCGTCATAGCCCAAATAATGAATTTTAGAGGGTATAAGGGAAGCGACAAAGAAATGATAGAACAGCGGGCAAAATGGGCGTTGCCGACCAAGTTTACAGATGAGGAACGGGAAGCAATGGAAGAGTTTGAAGAGCTCTTTGGGTGATTAAATGTCAGACGGAAGATTAATATTTGATACCAAAATAAATAATGATGGATTTGAACAGGGCATAGAAAAATTAAAAGCAAGTGCAACAGACAAAACAAAAGTTATGGGTTCCGCTTTTGAAGCTACAGGAGCGAAACTGACTAATTTCATCACCAAGCCTGCCCTTGCTGCCACGGGGGCACTTGCAGGGATGGCGCTTGTAAAAGGTTTCAATCGTTTGAAGAATATTGACACGGCAAGAGCACAGCTTGAGGGCCTCGGACATTCTGCTAAAGAGGTTGAAGCTATTATGGATTCAGCCATGGAGTCCGTAAAAGGCACGTCTTACGGATTTGACGAAGCGGCCACGGCGGCGGCTTCCGCTGTTGCTGCCGGAATAGCACCGGGCAAGGAACTTGTAAGGTATTTGAGTCTTGTGGGAGATGCGGCGGCACAGTCGAAACTTTCCTTCACAGAAATGGGATCGATTTTTAATAAAATTATGGCAGGTGGAAGAATTTCCATGGAGGAAGTTAACCAGCTTGCAGACCAAGGTATACCGATTTATGAAATGTTGTCTGAACAACTTGGAGTCACGCAAGCGGACGTGCGTGAAATGGTTTCTGCCGGTAAGGTTGATTCAAAGGCGTTTCTTAATGCTATCGAAACTAATATTGGCGGTGCCGCTAAAATAATGGGCGAAAAATCCTTTGTAGGTGCATTGTCAAACATGGGCGCAAGTCTATCGCGAATAGGTGCTAATTTTCTTGATGCAGGAGGAAAAAGCGGAGGCTTTTTTTCGCAGCTCAAGCCATTGATGGTTGACGCTATGGAAACTATGGGCAAGCTTGAAAATAAAGCTGCTGATTGGGGCGTTGCCTTTGGGAAAGCATTTAGCACCGTCGTGAACATAGTAAAATCAATTCCTGCTCCGGTTCTTGGCATTGGTGCTGCGTTTTCGGTGTCAATAGGTCCTGCTTTTAAACTTACGGGTGCAATTTTAAAGGCGTCCGCTGCAATGAGTACATTCAGAGCAGAGCAGGCGGGCATGAGCGTTATTACCGGGCTTGCAACCGGGAAAATATCCATGCAAGACATTGTATTAAATAAATTTGCATCAGGAATAAAAACTGTCGGAAAGGGGACAGCTGCGGCGTTTGGAGGCATAAAAAAAGCCGTATCGGAGCAGATTGGCATATTTAAGACACAAAACGCAAGACTTAAAACATGCAATACTCTTTATGGCGAAAATACGCCAGCTATTTATAAGGCTAAAAATGCGACAGCAGGGAGCACAGCAGCAAATGTAAAAAATTACATAGCAACAGGAAAGCTTGGAAAAGCCTTAAAAACAGCCGGAGATGCGGCTTTGACTTTTGCCAAAAATCAGATTACGTCAGTTGCAGCAACGGCAAAGGATACATCGGCAAAAGTTGTTAATGCCGTCGCAACATCAAAAGTGGGAATGGCGGCGAAAGGTGCAGCGACAAGGGTACTTGCATTTGCTACAGCGCACAAAGTCGCACTTGCGGCAAGCCTCGGGCTTGTTGGCGCTATAGCAGCCCTCGCCATATATATGAACAAAACGGGAGCATCGGCAGAAGATGTTGCTAATATGATTACTGGTTTTGCGGATAAATTAGCCGGCATGATAACCCAATTTGCAAATGAACTCCCGGGGATGATAAACAGTTTGATGCCTGCAATAACACAGGTCGTCGAATCCCTTATAACTGTATTACCGGCTCTCATACTTGTGTTTACGCAGACCTTAATCGCTTCAATACCGGGCTTGCTGGAAGCAGGGGTACAGTTTTTTATGTCATTGGTACAATCGTTGAACATGATTATCGAGCCACTGATTGAAACATTACCGATAATCATAAATACGATAGTTGCGCTATTACCTACATTTATACCGATATTGATAAATGCAGCAATAACATTATTTATGACATTTGTGAAAGCAATACCTAAGATAATACCGGCGCTTATTGCTGCATTGCCTAAAATTGTACAGGCCATTGCAGGGGCTGTCCCGGTGCTGATACCGGCATTGTTACAGGCAGCAATAACTCTGTTTATGGCGTTAATACAGGCAATTCCGATAATAGTTGTAGAACTGATAAAGGCCATGCCTAAAATAATCAGGGCAATTGCAACTGGTATTATTTCAGGCGTTGGAAAGATTTTTAGCGTCGGGGTTCAGTTGCTGAAAAAACTGTGGAGCGGTATTCGCTCATGGACAGGAAATTTAAAATCAAAAGTGTTTAATTTTGCAAAAGGTATACCGGGTAAAATCAAGGACGGAATAGGAAGTCTTGTTGATATTGGTCTAAATTGGATTAAAGGACTGTGGAACGGTATAAAAAGTGCTAAAGATTGGCTGATTGACAAAATAACAGGCTTATGCAGCAATGCTAAAGATGCTATAAAAGACTTTTTTGGGATAAAATCACCGTCAAGAGTAATGGCAGCGATAGGCAGATTTATCACACAGGGACTTGGACTTGGAATCGCATCAAAGACTAAAGAGCTTTTGTCAACGGCGCGTGCGCAGATGCAGTCATTACGAGATGTGTATTCGGCTGATGTTGGCAATATATCCGCTACACGTGATTTAGGCGCAAGATTTGCAGGAACCAAGGCACAAAGCATAGCAAATGCGGAAACGCAAGGCGCAGCTGCATATACGCAAAACAATTATTTTTATAGACCTGAGGAAAGCCCGATTGAGACAGCGAGAGCATTGAAAAATCAAAATACGTTCGGCTTAGCCGGAGGATGGGTATAATGGCAAATTTATCAAGAACAGTTAAAGTGAAAGCAATCAGGAGTGATGGACAGGTTTTCGAATATCAATCCGAGGATTGGAAAATAACATCATTGTCGGGGCTGGATTTTCCGAATTTTGAAATATTCCAGGAAGACAGAGGATTTGGAAACGGTTCGATTATTACAGGAAAAAGAAAAGAAGCAAGAGATATTGACATCGAAGCTCGTGAAATAAATTCAAAAAATAATGTTATTGACCGGGCGCGGACTATAGGATTCCACAATTCAAACTACACGTTTGATTTGCATATTACATACATGGGCGTTAAACGAATTGCAAAAGACTGCCAGCTTCAAGGTGCTAAATGCCCGACGGACAATGTATACAAAAATCTGATTTTGACAGTATCATTTTTGCACCCTGAATCAGATCTTTTAGGTGAAGATACAGTCGATACTAAATTCACAAATGTAATCCCTATGTGGCATGTTACGAGAATGTATAAGCAGGATGGCGGCTCGTTGACATTCGGAATCATAAAACATACAACGGAAAAATGGATTAATTATTTAGGTTCCGAAGATACATATATTCATTGTGAAATCGAGGCTACGGGGCTTGTTGAGGGTATTAATCTTGGCGTTGGTAATACTATGCTGAATGTCAATATAACGCTTTCCTCCGGTGATAAGCTTGTAATAGACTCGGAAACAAAGTCCATCACGATTGACACAGGTACGGGACCTACGGAATTACCTCCGGCAAAATACAACGGAGAAAATCTTCCGAAACTTGTTTTGAAATATGGTGACAATCTCCTAAAACTACAGGCTAACGACCCCGGAGTCACTGCATTTAGCGCGGAGATAACTTATACAGGAAGATACGGAGGTTTGTAATGTAATGCTGAAAGGAATAAGCACAAAAGGAACCAATATAGGCAATATAGATTTTATAGAAGCCGAATGGGACAGAAAATGGTCTGCATGCGGTGAATTTATGGTTTATCTTCCCCTTGCGGAATATATGCGACTTACTAATGAAAATATAAAATACGTTGAAAATGTAGGAAGAACTGAGCTGGGAGTGATCCAAAAAATAGAATATGAGAAAAAAATATCAGGGGCATATGTAACAATATCCGGGTATTTTATCGAAAATTTCCTTGATTTTTTGTCATATCGTAGAACTGCCGTAATTAGTGCTGAAACGTCGGCAGCCGTTAAAACCGCAATAACATCATATATAAGTAAGGCTGCTGCGGGTGTTACGGTTGGAAGCAAAACATATAAACCGATTTCAGCCGTTAAGATCGACGCCACAAGCGTTTTTCCGCCGGAAGTGGACATATCCATCGACAACGGAACACAGGCAGGCGAGGGGGTATATAATGCGCTTTCGGGCACAGGATATAGCGTTAGAGTATCAATGGACAGTTTCCCACAATCCGAAGGCGATTTGATAGGAGTGAAAGTCAGATTTATAAACGGTAAGATAAAAACTTCGGGCGATGCGGCTGTGTTTTTCGGAAAAGCATATAACAATGTATCCAATATCACCTACACATTGGATGAATCGGCAGAAAGATGTTTATATGAAATAATTCAGGAGGTTGACGCGCAATATTACAGTGCATTTTCAACAACATATTTTCCGATAAAATTCAGCGAAAAAATAGATGGCGAAGCGCATTATTTTATCGGCTGTACATATGTTTATGCAAAAAACAGACCTGCGGGTTTGGGCGATATTTACCCGAAAAAGGTTCTAGAAACGTCAATATCCAGCGAGGAGGCGGACCTGACCGTGACAACAGCTGCCAATCAGAAAAAGATATCAAATCTAATGAAGAAAAAAGCACAGCTGGACATGCTGGATTTTTACAAAATTGAGACTATATCGGTTGATGTAATACAAGAAAAGTTTGTATATCTTCTTGACTATGACATTGGCGATACGTGCATCGTCCAGATAGACGATATCGAGCAGCAGTATACAGCACGAATCGAAGAGGTACGAGAAACTCACAAATCGAACCGCATTGAAGTTAAATTGATTTTGGGAACGCCGGTAAAACAAAAATACAGAAAGTGAGGATAGACAAATGGCAACATATTATTACCCGTTTGAATCACACGAAACGGGGGACGAAAATAACCCGTACGACAGAGCTATAACAGCAGAACAAGAAAGAATGTTTAACAAACTGCGATATGTGAATGGTGTGTTTAACCCGGACGGTGGTTCATTATTGGTAACATCCAACAATAATATGACTGTAAGCGTTGCGGCGGGTGGCTGTCATATCGAAGGGGCAATATTCTACAGTGATTCGCCGATAACGCTGCTGATTGAGGCTGCACATAGTACGTTAAACAGGATTGACCGTATTGTGGCACAGTTCAATACATCGGATTCGGTTAGAGCAATAAATATTATTGCAAGGACAGGAACAGCGGCAACAAACCCTGTTCCGCCTGAACTGCGAACAGAGCCGAATTTATACGAAATTGCTTTAGCGGATATTTATGTCGGCAAAAACATATCAAGTGTAGGAACAGCAAACATTACAGACCAGCGGTTAAACGCTGAATTGTGTGGGCAAGTAGTACCAGCAATTCCACTGCCATTAGATTTGACCGGCATATATAACCAATATGAAGCGAGTCTAAATAAATGGTTCGATACCGTTGCAGCTGCCCTTGATGGAACCCTCGCTGGGCATTTGCAGAATCAAATAGATACTATTGCCCCATCAGGAATAGTAGATATACAGCATGGCGGCACGGGCGCAAATTCAGTAGCAGCGGCAAGA